GGACAGCCGCCCACTGCGGCCTGGCTAACTGAAACTGCCATGACCATTAGAAAACATACCGATCGACCCATTGTAGTAAGGCCGCATCCAAGACAGCGTATCAGTGATATTCCCGGTTGTGTTATCGAAATGCCCAGGCCTGTACAAGGAACATACGATAATTTTGATTATGAACAGTGTTTGTCAACCGCCTGGGCAGTGATCAATCACAACAGTGGCCCAGGACCACAGGCTGTATTAAATGGTGTTCCTGCATTTGTACACAGCAGTAGCCTGGCCTCAGCAGTTGGCAACGCAGATTTATCTGCAATCAATGATCCAGTCAGACCAGATCGAGCAGAGTGGCTGGAAAAATTAGCATGTACTGAATGGTATCTCAATGAGATTGCTGCCGGGTTGCCACTCAAACGATTACTGTTGTCCTAACCAAGACAAACTTTTATCAATCCAGGCCAGCACAAGGTCTTGTTGTCTGACGTGGCCGTGACGTTGCACACTGGCCGCAGCCGTTTCGGGCAATAGATTTTTTTCTGCCAGTTCGTACCAGGTAGTGGTTTTTGGATCCATTGGAGCATGCTCACTCTTATAAGCAATTACATGTATAAAATCGTCGTTGGGTTTTTTTAAAAAGAATCCAGATTTACAATCCCATCCATTGACAGCCAACATGTGCATCAAACTCACCACAGTGTGATGATAATAACAGCCACTGGGTTGCACAAACGACAACTGACGTATGTCCATGTTTGTGGTCTGTGGTACTGCCATTATCAACATGCCGCCATCCTCAGCAATGCAATTCCATTTGGCCAGGGTCGTCAATGGATTAATACAATATTGAAAAGCGTCGTGACACCACAGCACATCAAATTTTGATTTTTTAGACATCTTTTCTGTGTTTTCAAAATCTAATATATTGTACGCAATGTTAGAATATTTCCTGACAACTGCTGGTGCAGATGCTTGATCAACACCGGTACACTTGATATTCAACGGAACAATTTCATCGCCTCTGGTGGTTCTAGTTGCCCACCATTCCAAGTCTAACCCAGTCCCGCAACCAAGGTCAACCAAGGTCCCAATGCTTTCCATAAAGTCGTCATACTCAAACAATGTGTTGAGTGTTTGCAAACTGTGTGCATGACTTTCGTCGTGATTTCTAAATGTCATAATTGTATATCTTCCATACCGGCGGCTCTCAGTCTTACCACATGTCCCAACATGAAGTTTTTACTTTCCATCGCTTTCATGATACCCAAAAAACGATTGCGTAATAGCGCAACTTCGTTGATGATGGTTTCAAAATCGATCACTTCATCTTCACCGTCCACATACTTTTCAGCGTCTCGGCTGGTCAGTGCCCGAGCATATCCTTCTAGATACTTTTGAAAATGTCTACGTCGAATCTTGCGCAGTTGAATATTTAAGTAGTTTAACACTGCTTCAATTTCTTGTAGTTGGTTGAACCGATGTTCGGTGATGCCCGGTAGTGCTGTGATATTTCGTTCAACCATGCCGCCAATGGCACAGTCGCGCCTGGCGGCCACCAGTTCATTTTCGTAGTATGCAATAAAATCTGGAATTTCTCCAAGATCAGCGGTGACGCGATTATACCACATATGTTATGTCCCGTACACAGTCATTTAACCATCCAGTCAATAAAGGACTGGGGTAATACAGTTGACGGCAATATGTTTCTACGTTTTGAAAATTCATTCACATACTCATTTAGATTACAGCGTTGCAGTTCAGTTGGGTCAGCTGCAATCGAATTGACAATTACAGACTTTAGACTCTCTGGCAACTGATCCACTGACTGTAGAATGTGGTCTTTACTGACAGGATCTAACACACTGATTGATAAAAAATCTGGGTCATTGCATGGGTAGTATCGCACTGTGGCATCTTCTGCATACTGTGCAAATTCAGCAAGGCCGTGGATGGTAAGATTACTTACAACACTGGCAAAACTATAAGATATTGCCAAGTCTCTAAGAATTTGAATATTTTCAGAGAAACGTTTCCAGGTATTGCCGTAACGCACAAATTCATAAAGTTGGTCAGTGGTTTCTGCGCTGATACCAATTTCAATTTGCTGTGCGGGCAACTTGTTGAGTTCCTGCACAAGCCGGCTACTATTAACCCCCAGTCCTGACTGTATTATCACTTTGATATGCGACGGAATTGACTTTACCAACTCTGCCAAGCCAAGATAAAGAAAAGGTTCGCCGCCGGTTATTATCACCTGACGAATAGTACTTGCCAGCAGTATACTGCGTATTTCGCTCAACAGATGCTGGGTCGCATCAGATTTGTTTAGAGCTTTTTGACTAACCTTCAGCAGAATACAATCAACGTTATTAAGTTTAAATCGATCGTCGCCAGTGTCTACTGAATGATATGTACCGTTGTCTAACAGGTCACGCAACCAGGCAGAACTGTATTGTTTACAACAGTACACACAGGTCATGTTGCAGTCATTTCCAACAATTATGTTCAGTTCTGTGGGACTTGCCTGTATGTCAGTTTCAACTACAACATCACTTTTAAAAACTAACCTGCGACTGGATTTTCCTTGACTTTCCGGCTGCCAACATGCTGTGTTACAACTGGCCACTGGCTGATTCTGTAACATCATTGTTCTTTCCTGCTGAAGATGAGGTGTGTTGAACAACTGCCCAGGATTCTGCTCAAGCCATGTCATATCGACTGTCACAGGATCGGCAGAGCAACAGCTTAATGTCTGCCGCTTTGCTAGATCAACAGACAACCACCAAAATTTTTGACTACAGTAAAAATTTCCATTGGTGGGTGTCATTACACTTAGTCTTCGTATTCGGAATCTAAATCATCTTCGTCTTCGTACTCTTCCTCTTCGGGTTCGTCGTCTAGGTCTCGAATGTACGAAGCTAGGGCTGTCTTGACATCACTGTCACCCTTGAAGGCAGCTCGAATGTCATCGGGCACACAGTCGTTATCCACCAAGACAGATACCAACACTTCGGCGGCTTCGTTGCGATCCACGTCGTGGACATATCTCTTAAGTTCGCCCCAAATTTCACTTGCTAAATCTACTGTCATTTTTACTCCTCTACGGTTATTTCGTCTGACACTGTTTTTTCCTCTTTCTGGTTAGCAAAGTCTGCCATCAGCTTGTCTAAACAGCCGTTTTCATTTGCTTCCCATTTTTTACGGAACTGCTTGATTATTTCGCCATCGCTTGTGGTGAACACCAAGCTATTGCCTTCTTTCTTGAGAAGGCCTTTCTTTTCTGCCAAGTCAACTAAACCCGAGTGCGGGCTCATGCCAGTTGCGTAAGGAATCTTGACCTGCATACCTTCAAACGGCTTGGCATAGCGTGTCTTCATCACTTTGCAACCGGCACGAATACCATTGACTTCGCTCACCTTGTTGCCATCCTCATCTTCTTTCAGCTTCATTTTCTTCATGGCAACCACAATACTGGATGCATAGATGAAGCCTTGTCCACCGCTGATCTTGTCATCGGGATCAAACATGTCTTGACTGGCGTAGGTGTGGTTGGTTGCCACCAGTCCAACGTTGTGACTACCAAACATGTTCACACAGTTACGCACTAAGGCTGTGAGTGCTTTGGGTTTACGTCCCATGTCTCCCTTCATGTCTCCGGCTTCGAACTGGTTAACGTCAGTGGGTGTCAATAACATGCCCAGTGAGTCAATGACCCACAACACCTTCATGCGTTCTTCATCCGGCAAGGCTTTGTAATCAATCATGAATGTAGAAATTGCTTTGGCTACATCGTCAATCATACTCATATTGAGTTTGAGTAACTTGCCGGGATCTGTGTCTACGCCCAATGCGTGTAACCAGGATTCGTCCAGTGCATTTTCTGTGTCAACTAAAATAACAAAGATGCCCTGTTCTTGTGCGTTCTTTACAATGTTGCCACTACAGATGTAACTTTTGCCTGCACCAGACTCGCCAGCAAACACAGTGACCTTGCCTAGGGGAATACCTTTGTTAAAGTCTCCAGAGATAAGATAGTTTAAGGCATAGTTGCCTGTGCCGATCCAGTCGGTGGGATCGTTGAATCCGATACTCAAGCCTTGAATGCTTTTAGTAATGTCCTTGCGGAACTTTGATATGTCAAATGGTTTTGCCATATATTTCCTTTAAATATTTGTTTTTAATTATGAGAATGCACAAGGAAGAGCATTCCTTGTGCATGTACTACATTACTTTTGCTGACGTGCGCGGATCATGGCCAAAATATCTTCGGCTTTCTGAGTAGGAGCTTTTGGTGTTTCCACTGGTGCAGACACTGGTGCAGTGGCCATGGGTGCGTCGTCTTCATCAAAGTCCGACACAGGCGCAGGCACTGCCTTTGGCACAGCAACACTGGCCGGTGCAGAATCGGCGCTGCCGGCCGGTGCAGACACCCCTGCTGGACGGAAGTAAGAACCCCAACGTGCTGTGTCGTAGGCTTGACCATCCACACTTGCTTCAAACATTTCTTTGATCACTTTGATCGCTGCTTCGTCTGGCTTCTTGGGCAAGAATGTGCTGAGATCAAAAAGACCGTGTGCTTCCACTGCTGCCTGTTCCACTTCTGTTAGCGCACTCTCTTTACGTGCCCACTTTGAAGTGTTGTAGTCAGCAAAGCCGCCTTTTTGTGTTTTTGTAATGCGGAAGTCCAGGCCACGTAGTGTGTCTGTTGGCAATTCTTCCAATTCTGGATCCATCAATGCACCTTTGATAATGGTAAACAGTTGTGGACCAATGATAAATCTACGAATGGGATTCTCTGGAGTTTTGTCGTCGCCAATGGGATTCTCACGCACAAAGCCTTGGAAAATGTAACTGCGTTTTTTCCAGTACTTACGACCCATGTCTTCTAGACTCTTGTCCTTGAACCAGCCACGCACT